CAGCCTTTTCAAACTTAGAACCTTGTTCAGTTGTAATCCAATACTGAAGTGGTTGTGTTTTATGTTTGAAGTTAGAAATGCCTTTTGAAGAGATAGAAACTTCATAACCACCAGCAAGAATCTTACTGATATTCTCAGTTTTGAATACCATACGATACTTACTACCATCACCATCACCAATAGAAAGTGCATCGGTGTGTGCCGAATCATTTGCCAAATCGATGGTTACAATATTGATTTTCTTACCATCAGATTCAATAGCAACCTGTGGTGAAGATAGAACGGATGCAGCTCGCATAATCCAATCATAGTCTTCAGCAGAAAGAGTGAATGTAATCTCTGCATCAGGCATCGTCAATTGTTTCTCAGGCGGAACAACAATCATTGTAGGTTCACAGAAGCGATATTTAATCTTACTGCGACCTTTGTTACCAACGATGACAACATGTTTCTCATCGAACTCAAATGTTGGGTCATCTTTGTGTAGTGATACAACAGACAAGAAATTGTTCAAGTCATATACACCAAAATCTGCTGGGATATCTTCTTTGATATCTACTTCAGCAAGAATATTTTTATGTGAAGAAACTGTTTTAAGCTTCTTACCTTTTTTAAACATGATGCCTTGATTAATAGCACCGAAGTTTTTTAACACCGATAGTGTGTCATTTGATAGTTTCATTTAATACCTCTCATAATTAAGAATTGTCATCAACAGAATACAGTATATCATGTTCGTAAAGAAACATGAGGCAACAAAGAGCATGAGCAAGGTGATTTTTTCCTGATTCAGGATCATTTTGCTCACCTTCTTTCCATGCCCATAAATGCCTTTGCAACGCATCAAAGTATCTCCGTTTAGAATCGGGAACATGTTTCCAATTATTCGGTTCATACTTTTCTGCGCCAAAGGTCAATATTTCAACTGTAGCTTTTAGTGCAAGTGGTGGCAGTAAACCATATTGTAGTTTACCACCATCAAACTTACGACCGCCTGTTGTGGCGGTCTGAGATGCTTTTACAACATCAACGGTCATAGTTTCCCTGTATACTGTGCAACAGCAGGCATGTTACCTGTAAATGCATAGGTGCCGATGTGTTGTGTTTTCATCCATGGACACAAGTAAATTTGTCCACCCATTTTACGCCACATTTGACAGAACATATAATCTTCAGACAAGTAACGGTCAGAACCACCACCAACAATAGAATCTTTGGTGTCGATTACAGTATCAAAGTATGCATGAATATACCTCGAACCATCAAAGTTAGCTTGACCAACATGGTCTGGTTTATATCGAATAGTCGGATACTCTACTGCCATTTTATCAAAGACAGTTCGATTGACTAACATATAACCTGTACCAATTTCCATAACCTCTAAAGGTTCTGTTACTTGGAATTGTTGTGTTCCTTTTACAACATTGAAAACATATTCACCAACAAGGTTTTCAAGTTCTTTAGGATTCAAATCAGGATGTGTTCTTGCAGCTTGTGCAATATTACCCCAATTCATAGATTTTTTAGGATACGGACCACCAATAACATCTTTATCCAAAGCAAGAAGTGCTAAAACATCTTGTGGGTTAAAGTGAATATCGGAATCAATAAACAACATGTGTGTGTAATCTGTACGAAGAAACTCATCAACAAGGTAGTTGCGAGCTCTTGTAATTAATGATTCATTGAAAAGGAAAGAAAATTTGGTTTCAACTCCATATTTTCCCATTGTTGCTTGTAAGTCTAGGCATGATTTCATGTATAAACCATGATTCATTCCACCATACATCGGTGTGGCAACAAACAGTCTTTTCTTTTTTAGTTCTTCAATGTTAACTTGTATTTCCATGATATGCCCATTCTATAATAAAAAAAAGGAGAGATACTAATATATATCTCCCCTTTTGCATTTTTCCTAAGAAAAATTAGGCAAATGCACGCTCACCAGTGGAACGAATTGCAGCGATGCCTGCAGCAACCATACGCTTAGTTGGTGTACCCAAGCGATAGAAAGCAACTTTGTCACCATTTGCATTGATGCGGGTGTTCAGGTAAATTGCATTACCTTCATTACGCAACTCATTGATGGTTGCGGATGGGTTTGCAACACCGAATACTGATTGCATTTTGTTTGCAGTCAAAGTGTTGTAAGAACCTTCTTTAGAAAGATAGGCAAGGACTTTAGATTTTGTAGACATAATATCTCCATGATAAAAACGAATCGCAATTGAAAGGCATTTGAGAGGCGATTCAGATAACTCTCAAATATGTTATAAGTATACACTAACTCACTAACGGAGTCAAGCAATTATTAGGCACAAGTGAAAAAAGACCCGACATTTGCCGGGTCAAAGTACCGAAAGGAAATTTAATTAGAATGGAATCTCTTCTTCACCATTGTCAGAGGTAACTTCAACTTGTGGTTCAGGTTCAGGAGCAAGCAACTGTTCAACAGAAGCGCCTGCATCAACTTTGGTATACAAGTCAAGGAATGATGCCTTAGTATCATCATCAAAGCGATTCAAACAAAGACCAATCGCCTTCATCTTATCACCGAAGATACCAAATGTTTCTACAATATGTACTAAACGGCGAGTAGAAATCACTTCATCACAACCACCGTCAGCGAATGTTTTACGAATTACATCTGCCCAAGTAACAAGTTTCTCGGCAAAGTCATCATCGGCACGATTAACGGATGCCAATTCTTTTTCAATAATCTTTCGTTCTGTACGAACAGGTGGGAATTCTTGTTCCATTGTTGTACGGAATCGTTCAAGGAAAGCCTCATTCAATACATTGGTAAACATGTAACGACCATCGTCACTACCTTTGCCCTTAGTGTTTGCAGTAGCAAATACGGTGAAACCAGGAGCAGGTGTAATCAATTCACCTTTCTTCTTCAACATAAATGGTTTGCCTTCAAGCACCCGTTGCAATGAGGAAAGATTCTGAGCACCATAATCAATCTCATCAATACACAAAACAGCACCTTGACGAGCAGCGATAGTAACCGGACCGTCTCTCCATTCCATATTTCCGTTAATCAAAACATAGTTGCCGAGCAAATCACTTTCATCGGTTTCAGGTGTCATGGAAATACAAACGAATTTGCGTTTAGCTTTGGCACATGCCTGTTCGATTGACATTGTTTTACCGTTACCAGAATGACCAGTAATGAAAACAGGAAAGAAGCGCAATGATTGTACGATAGAAATTACATCATCGAAGTTACCAAAAGGAACATAGTTCTTATAAACTTTTGGAATCATATCCGACATTTCAAGGTCGGTTGTTACATTGACAATACGATTGTCGGATTTTTCAACATGTTTAGTCATTGGAATAACTTGTGCTTGTAGGTTGATTGTATCAGGTGCAATTGCATTTACTTGACCTGATACAGGCACTTTGTAAAGACCACGACCAACTTTGTTACTTGGTTCTCTAGTAAACCATTGAGCACTTGAAATGCCTACAGATTTACAAACTTCTTTAATCTCAGATTTTGTTACAGTAGGTTTACCCAAACCAATAAGATTTTTGATAAACTGTTCACGGACTTCGGTACGATTACTCATAATATAGATACTCCTTCAATTTCAATAATACCATTATAACACACCTATTTCTAGGTGTCAAGCCCTACTGTTGTTTTTAGGCAACAGTTAGGCAGCAATGCCTTGTATGAATTTTGAGACTAGCACTCGGTTGATTGCTTTCTTTTTATTAAATTTCATAAAGGCGTTTTTCAATTTGTTGGCGGTAACTTTACCTTCAACTTCAATTTCCTCAGTCTCAGTAACTAAGTCACTACCACCCGATACAAGGTAAAAGGCATTGTAACCAGGACGATGAGAAATAAGGAATTTTTCACTTTTGAATTGTTTCACTAATCGTGTTTGTTCAATTACTTTTTGTGAAAAATTGGTTCTCTGCATTTGATTCAAATCAGTACCGTCAGGGAAAACATAACGATTGTGAATTGCATTTTTTACAGAACTACGATAACCAGATAACAAGAAGAAACCAAAGATTTTTGATTCTGTTGTTTCACGGAACCAATCTAACACAGCATTTGTCAAAACATCTGAATGTGTAGAATCTGGTTTATCAACCAACATTCTCTGATACTTGTGTTGTTTATCAGTTAGCACAACATTGACTGAGCGATAATTGAAACCTCTGCCGACTTCAACTTCTTCTTCAACATTGGTAAGATAATTTCTTCTAGTATCCATGGTTTTGTATGCGGAACAATTATCAGCATCACCGTCATGTACAATCACCAGACTACTCATATCTAGGTTATTTTGTTTACGGAATGCTTTCATAACACCAGCAAGAGCAACAATTGCCTGAATCATAGGAGTATTGGATAAATTCTCTGATTCTGGTTGACCGATATAGTTTGCATAATAACGGCCATTTCTCACTTCATAAGATTTCTTCAACAAAATCATATTACGGAGTGCCTTTGAATATTCAGCATTACTCATTTTTGAGTTAAGGTATTCACGCAAGAAAACATCTCTCAAATACAAGTCATTCACTTTAACATCAAACGCTTCTTTTGATTTTTTGTAGTATTCGTCATGCGACAAACCACTATCAATCATATTAGAAGTGGTGCAATCACCGAAACCATATACGATAAATGGAATGTTCACTTTACGGCAGAACATGGACAGAATTAAAATCTGTTCAATAGAACCTGCCATATTGTCAGACATAGAACCAGAGCGGTCAAGCAACAAAATCAATCCGTGTGATTTGCCCTTCGGCACAAGCATCACTTTGCGAAAGATGTTATCATCAAACTTATATGATGATAGTTTGTTAATATCAATATCGCCAGTATCAGCAATTTTTGATTTACTGAAAGACTTGGCAGCCTTACGCATTTCGAATTCTTTTGCAAGCAATGAAACATATCGTTCATTCTTGGATTTGAATTCGTTAACATACTCTTTAACTTTTTCTTCTGTCAAACCACCATCAATGATTCGTTGATTGTAATATTCACTTAGTAATTGTTGCACTCTTTTAGCAGGAGTAATGATATTACTGTAGTTAGCTTTTGGTAAAGTAACATACAAATACTCTTTACACTTTTCATCAAGCAACATAGATTCATTGTTGCGGAAGTTCTCATCAGTTTGGCAACTTGGGTCAAACTGGTCTATGTCAGAAGGTGCTGATTCTTTATCACGATTAGCCGTTTTATCAGAATCATCATCATTAGGTTCGCCTTCATTTTCGCCTTCATCAGGTTCATTACCTTTTTGATTGGTTTCTTTTTCTGATTGTTCTTCGGACTTTTCTTTTGATTCAGAATTTGGTTCACCTTCAGATTGTTCATCTTGGGTATCTTCTGGTTCATCGTAATCATTAGAATCGGAATAACCATCACCATCATAACCATCATCAAGATTGGTAATATCATCAAAGTCATACAATTGCATATCAAACTGTTCTTGTTTGGAATAGGCATAAATTTCATCTGTGAAACTTACAACATCATCCCAAGATTCAAGTGTTTGAATTTTATTTACAAACTTTTGTTCTTCTGGTGAGAAACTGATTTTGGCAGTATATTGAGATTTGGTATAAATGTTCAATCTCTCAATAAATGCCATTGTGTTAATCTCTCGATTTTTCAAACCAAAGAAATCTTGTTTATTCAATTCGGCATAGGCATCACGGAATGATACTCTCAAACCAGGATATTTTCTCTGTACTTTTTTCTCAATACGGGCATCTTCTACAACATTCAAAAATGATTTGTAGTTTTTACCTTTAGTTTTATCAGCAGCGGCATCATGCCAACCATCCGCAGGAGTATAAAGTGCATGACCAACTTCATGTCCACCAAGCAGGTCATATATCACTCCAGACATATTCTGCCAAATTGGAAGATACAGCACACGATTTTTTGGGTCAAACTTAGCAGTTCGAATTTTTTGGTGTTGTATTGTAAGATTCTCGGTTGCCATCAGTTTGGCAAGTTGAGATTTTTGCTGAACAGTAAATGTCATAATATAGATAATCTTTCACTTTTGATACTACCATTGTAACATAGTATAGCGAAACTGTCAAGCTGTCGTGTTGCGTGGAAGCAACACTCTAACCTGTTGATTTGTAAGGGAGAAATAGGGGGTTTCTCAGTCATGGTTGTATTGTATCACAATCAGACTGGAAAAGAGGCAATTATGGTTTATAGAATACGAATATAGGTTCGTACTTGAGCCACATTTTATCGTTGATTTTGCAGAAGTTCTTTGCCTTGGGCAAACCTGTTTCAGTATCAATTCGATTTCCTCCAGGCATCTGTGCAAGTGCCATCTTTATCTTACCCTTATATATCATTCCTTTAGAGGTAAGTATGTCAATCGAATCTTGTTCTAATGGCAACATCTCACCACCGAACACAGCATCAGCAATGTTCCATAGTAGATATCTGTCATTGTTCAAATACTCTACACAAGTCTCTAATGTCTTGCGGAGAAAACCTTCTCGCCATGCATCATACTGTGAAAACTTCTTATATGATTGCTCAGGGTCTTCTGAGTAAGCTTCTTTTGCAAAGTATGGTGGTGATGTAAAAATCATATCTAACTTACCCTTGTACTTCTGAAACTTGGGGTCG